TGATTAGTTTTACGTTGTTCTCGCTCATCAAGTGTCTCGTTAATAATGTCTTTTAGTTCTTGTCTTTCTAAATCAGTAAAGACATTTCGTTTTGGTATTACCAATGGTGGATATGTTCTCTTTGATTTTGGTTTACCATCACTAGGTAAACTCATTCCTTGTGTATCTATCTTATCCATCATCATCCTCAAAAACTTCGTCGTAATCTAAAATATAATTGATACTAGGATCATCAAAATTTTCTTGCGTTGACGTATATGCATCAGTATTAGAGTATACCTCTGCTTCTAAAGACTCAACAAGAAGTTTTAGATTCCTCACAATAAGTTTGAGTTTCTCTTTGTCCATACAAAAAATGGGAGGTTTCCCTCCCATCATATCAGTATTCAGTTTGTAAGTCAATGATCACTTTGTATAAGTATGACCGCGATAGCAGTAAGTGCCATGGGTCTCAGATGGTTTCAGAACAGTACGATTAGTTTTCACACCACGATATGTAGTGTGAGTAATCTGTGCGTTGTGAAGAGCAGATGCTTTGTTGATCTGCTTCTTAATGATTTGAAGTGTATTCATTGTAGGTACTCCTAAAGTAGTTGGATTTTTAGGTCCGTTCCTTTAGTCGTTTGCGTCCGTCACAGAAGCGACGGATGAACGAAATCCGTTCCGCGACTTACTTGCGTCCCCTCAATGGGGATGAACGATGAGTCCATTATAGACCCTATAACTTATTTAGCCAAGCGAAAGTATTTTTTGTAATACTTTTTCTTCATTGCCATGAGATACTCTATCTCCTCCTCTGTGCCCTCTAAGCACTCCAAGACATACAGAGTCCCCTCCAATTCACTGATCAATCTCAGAAGCGTTGTGGGGTGCTCTGGATTCACGTTCCATTGCTGTTTCATCGGTCAACGGCTTGCATCCATTGTTTCTCTGCCTTTAATTCTCTGAAGAGAAAATCACATGCAAGTTCTGGTCTTGCATTACCACAGGTATAAACATCAATTGCTGCTTCTCCTTTCTCAGGCCACGTATGAATAGACATATGACTTTCAGAAAGAAGTGCTAATACGGTTACACCTTGAGGGGTAAATTTTTTTGATATAACCTCAATCATGGTTGCACCACAAATTATAACTGATCTTGTTATAATTTTCTTTAGGTAAAATTCGCTATCAAGTAATTCAAAAGGACAACCATAAAGATTCATCATGTAATGTTTTCCCATGAATTATTTTTGATTATCTTCTAATTTCTTCTTTGCATTATCTTCTAATTTCTTCTTTGCATTATAGTCTTCCCACATCTCAGCAACCATATCTACTGCTGGTGGTGTCTGATAAGGTGGTGCTGGTTGCGATTGCCACTTATCAATTTCTTCCTGTGTAGGAATTACAATACGGAAGGGGATATCTTCTTCCTCAAATTCTTTGTTCATATCTTCGTATGTTTCGGGAGTAATTTTAATTTCAGTCACGTTGCCTCCAATCATCGGTTTTTTCTTGATGAAACCATTCAACAATTTCATCTGGACTTTGGAACCCTTTTCTATGGTTAGATGGATCAGGGTCCCCCAGGTCCATCTGATTCATAAAATCCTCCAGTCCCCCCTCTTGCATATCAGGATTTCTAGCAGCTCTCCTTGCTTTTCTCAACATTTCTGCAGCAGACCTATTTGATTTTGCTAACTTGTTAGCCCAAATCATATCGTCAAGATTTACCTCTTCACTTTTTATAATGCGTGAACAGATAAACTCAAGTCTTAACCTGTATTTTGTTGAAAGCATATGGATAACTCTCTTTTGTTTATTTATTTTAAGGGATTACCGTTTTTATCAACTAATCCAAGTTTTTCAATTTGTGCAAGATTGGATTTTTTATACTTCTTAAGTTTTTTATATTCTTTAATCAACCTATCAACTTCTTCTTTTGATATGTTGACTTTTAGTTCTTCATCTTTACCGTGTCTTGTGATTCCAAATCCTTGAGAGGCAAGTTCATCAGTTGTATCAATATATTCATTGATAGTTTCCTGAATCTCATCTTTAATTAAGGCATTGATCTGATCTTTAATCAGATCGTCATCATTTTTTCTTTTTTCCATCTTTTTGTTTATAACCCCACAAATTAGGTCTCACGGTTCCATAACCAAAATCGATACTTTTAACTGCATCTTTTCCATATGTATCATAATACATATCGAAGATGTCTACAATTTTTCTACCACGGGTTACATCTAGATATTCTACTTCATTAAAGACGTATCTGACGAGTCTAGCATCGTTAGGTAAAGTTTTGTCTTTTGCTTCTTCTAAGGTAGTTTTTTCTTTCAGAATCTGGCAACCATAAGCGGAGGGATTGATGGTCTTACCAGTATCCTCTCCACCAGACATCTGCTGTTCCTCCGATTCTTGTACTACTGTCTCAGTGGTCATTCAAGAACGTCCTCCCCATTGGATATCAGGAAATGATTCTCTCGCAATATCATATGTTATTTTATATTTATTTTGTAAAGATTTATCTTTAACTAGGCAAAGAATTCTTGCTTCTTCTGGATGCAAACCTTCAAGAATTTGAATAAACATTGCCTCTCTCCGTAGAGAAGAAAGACTATCATTCCCACCTTTTACAAAGTTGTAGAGATGTTTATATTCCCGTCGCAAAGAAGTATGATCTGTTCCAACAGGAACTTCATTCTCCTTGTATGGAACATCTCCTTCAGGAATCATTGAGATAACTGTATCATCAAAGTTCCAAATAAAAAGAGTCTTCAGAGCATCATTACTATACTCTTGAAGAATCTCTACTTTCTTTGCCTTTGAACGTTGCTTGCTAGCAAGTTCAAGAACTTCGTGAATAAATGGATTGGGTGGAAGTTTAACTTTCATCGTCTTCGTAGTCGTCATAGTTTGTTTCAAATCGTACTGCTAAAATTTCATCAGGTAGGACATTTCCGTTCTCATCAAACATCTCTGGATGCATATAAACGGGTTGAGTTTGGTATACATGGTCCTTTGCTAACCATCCTACCATACCTCCAACAAAAAACATCATAATTGATACTAATGTTCCTATAGTAAGCGTTACTGCTAACATTGGTCATCTCCCAGAAATCTACTTTTTTCTTATGTCCAAGTAGAAGTTAAGATGTAGAACAATTTCTCTACGAAAGAAAGAAATCATTTTACCAAACTTCAATTGGAAAGTCTTTGGTTTTTCAGATTTCCTCCTGCTGCGTAACAGCAATTCAACTCCTCGATTTATCTGGAGTTCATCATTATTTAGAGGGTTTTCTCCTCCTTCCAGGTCTCTTATCGTATTCATACTTAGATGCTCCTACAATCATACCTTCCAAGAAATTTTTAACCTTTCTTGCTTCAGGTTTACCAAGATACCCATATGCTTCCCGAAGTTGTTTGTGCATCTCATCATTTCCACCCTCAATATAATCTTCTAGATCATAAATTGTGAGGTTGATGTTCTTGGCTGTTTCACTTTCAAGGAACTCTCTTGCGTCTCTTTTGGATGCATTTATAGATTTTAAGTATTGGTACATGTCCAAAGTAAATCTTCCAGAAAATGCATTATCAACAGATTTTTCAACAACAGTGATTAGTTCCCAGGTATTGTCCATTAGACTAACTGATTCTCTTTCAAATACTTAACTGTTTCTTGACATCCTCCTAGAAGTTCATCTCCACGACTAATTTTAGGGAAGGTAGAATTTTCTCCAAATTTTTCGTAGAATTCTTCATACGCAAAGTCCCTACCTAGTTTGTATTCAACATATTGCAGTTCTGCTAACTGTAGCACGCTAATGACCTTTGTGCAATACGGACAACCAATCTTGGTATAAACAGTAAAAATATCTCTAGACATAATCTATAATTAATTAGTTTTTATTTATTAAAAAAGGGAGGTTTCCCTCCCATAGTATATCAATCATTATTTTGATTGTAAAGATCCTCTAGTTTTTCTCTTAATAGAGTTCCTCTTCTTTTTCTGTCTCAATAGTTACATCACTAGTTGGATACGCAACACACGTAAGTACAAATCCTGCTTCAATCTGATCATCATCCAAGAAAGACTGATCACTCTGATCAACTATTCCACTAATAATTTTACCTGCACATGATGAACAAGCACCAGCACGACATGAATAATTCATATCGACACCTGCTTCTTCAGCAGCATCAAGGATGTATTGATCATCCTCACAGGTAATTTTCTGTTCGCCTTCAGTAGTCTTTAAAGTGATATTGTAGCTAGCCATTTTAGAATTCAAGAAACGTGAATAGTACCAGTCATACCTGCGCCCTGATGGGGACCGCAAAAGAAGTTGTAATCTCCTACGTCAGCAAATACAACGTCTTGTGATTCTCCAGGTGCAAATAACAATGCTTCTCTGGAGAGATCTGCACGACCTTCTACAATAATATTGTGAGGAGGCAGTGATTTATTAATAAAGTGAACTGTATCACCAGCAGAGATTGAAATCTCATTTGGTTCAAATGCTAAGTTACCATTAGCACCCATTGTAACATCAATTGCCCAGACGGGAGAAGAGAAAAACAGTATAACAAGTAGGGCAATAAAAAATTTCATTTAGAAGCAGATGCAACTATCACTATGTATCATTCTTCAGTTTGTTTGTAAAGGTCTTCAAGTCTTTCTCTGTTGAAATCCACATACATGACTTCTTCACCTTCCTGTGGTGCCTCAGGGTGCTTTGGTTTAGGAGGAGGATTCCTCATCTCTATGTTAATAGATTGAATGTTAGACCACATCATAGCGAAGGCACCACCAGTGATGAGAGCGAAGCATACAAAGTAAAGTGCGAACTCGAAACTATTCATCATGCTCCCTGAAGTGATTGAACTGTGTTGTGAAGTTCTCCAATGTCTAGGAGACCTTCAGCACTGAACCAAGGGGCATTTGCCCAACTGAATCCTTCACCCATAGTGCTATCGGGTGCAACGATGTACCAATGACATGCTGTGTCTGGTACATCTACTGCACACTTAGACCAATCATCACTCCATTGTGGAACTTGAACCCACATTAGAGCAGCAAATACAATACTGAATAGTGATTTAATCATGTCGTATTAAAGGTTATGGGGTGAAGTTTTAATTAGAAGAATCCTTATTAAAGGATAAATGAAGCG